CTTCAGTTGTGACAGTTGATGTCACAGTGATGGCAGTGCCCCAATCGCCGTTCGTGTGGTTGCTGATTGACTGAGACATATTGATCTCGTCCAGACCCAAAATGCCTTCGCCCATCATGCCGTTCTTGAACTGGCGGCTGATAGTGCCGGTTGGGTTAAAGAGACCCTTCATGCCTTCAACCAGACCAGCGTTAGCAGCAGGGTTAACTGTTGCGTAGCGTGGTGACATAGGTGTGGCGAACTCGTTAAGCTTCTGGTTAGCTTGAAGCAAAACCAAAGAAGTTGCAGGCGTTGTACCAGGAGTGCCGACCGAGTTGTAAATGCCTTTGTACGAAGTCGCAACATCGGCGTCAACTGAAGATGCCAACTGCGAAACGCGAGGCTTCAAGACACGCTCTGCGAAGTCATCCAACTGCATTGTCAATTCAGCAGAGGTGAAGTTCACGCCAATGTGCTTCTGGCTAGACACGGTCAGCGTTGTGAACTGTTCGTTGTCGGACTGAACTTGCAGTGCGGCACCGTCAGTCACCAGCGCGCGGTCGGGCAGGCGGATACGGAGGGTTGAACCAATTTTGGCACCTTCAACAGCGAAGGAGTCGTCGTACTGGCGGTTGACGTTGCGTGTAAGCACAAGGTTGTTCTCAAGGATTTCGAGAGACTTCCGTGTGATCATATCAATGGTTAAGAGTGAATTACTCATTTTGATTTCCTAAAAGTAAGTTAGCGGTTGCGTAGCGCTTCCTGCTTTTTAATCTGACGCTGCCGTTCGTTTTCGATCCATTCTGACGTACTCATCGTTTTGATAGAGCGTGGGTCAGTCGTATCGTATGCGGGCGTACCCGTACTTCTGGCAGTAATCGGACTAATGGGCGTTGGCGCATTAGATGTCTTTTTAACTGGCGGATCAGAGGCTAATTTAGCTTCCAACTTGCCAATTTCCTTAGCCTGCAAGATTGGTGATAGGCGGGAGATGCGTTCAGCTTCTTTCGGATTAGCGCCTAAATGGTAAGCCACTTCGGGACCAATATCAGATGCTTGAATCGACTGAGCCATCACGTCAGTGATTGGAAGCTTGGGGTTATAGGCGACTTGCTCGAAGTCGTCATACTTTTCCCGTGCCTTTTCCTCTTTGTCGTGATACGACTCTAGGAGTTCCGACTGTTGCCTACGCTGCTCTCGTTGCTCTAACAGTTGCTCGGCTTTTTGCGCTGCAAGTGCTTCTACATACGCATCGGTCGATTCAAACTGTTCAGGTGCTACGGGAGTCGCTAATGGCGCAGAGGGTTGCGCTCGTTGAGCCTGCTCTCTTTCCCACTTACGTTGCTCTCTTGCGAGCCTTTTTCCAATTGCGGCATCCAGTTCTTCCTGACTAAAAGTCTTGGCTGGCTGCTGGTCTTGGTTTACTTCCGGCGTTTGTACTTCAGATACTGGGGCTACCGTAGCTTCCAGTTCCGGCGCGGGCACTTCCGCTTGGCTTACTTCGTCTGACATTTTTGTTTCCTAAGAAACCTCGGTCTACTGGGCCGATACAGTATGAATATACAGTATTTTACTTAGGTTCAGCAAGGGCTGCTTTATATTCAACATACGCATCCACAACATTGGCTGTATGGATTGCTGCGCAAACGGCTTTGACACGATCTGTTTCTGCGCTGTAGTTATCGCCTGGGGCAACAACGTGGCGGTGAAATGTTTCGCTAATTTGTTTGCCGTCTTCTTTAATCTTAGTTGCTGTACGGATTTGAACAGTACCATTTTCCAGTACTTCAATACGGTCAACAATCATTTCTTTAGTAATAGCCATAACAACCTCCGGTTGAAATCAAAAATTAAAAATAAATTAACTAGTATAAGACCCAGAAAAAATAATTCTTTTTGTGCTTAAATTAACGTTTGTTGCGTTTGCAGCGCCAATATAAAAATCAACAGTAACAGCGCCTGCGTTGGTTACGCATCTTAAAATACCTGTTTCATTAGTAAACCCAATTGCGTACGAAGCAGTAGTTCCCGCTGTATACGGCAAACCGGATATAACCGCTAAATTAGTGCTAACAGTTGTTGGAAAAGTAATGTCACCTTGAATTGTGATAACTCGCCCAATTTTTGTATACCGTTGTACGCCGTTTAAAGTTAAAGTTACACCATCACCCGCCGGTGTCCATGTTCCTTCTTCATAATCGGCCAACAACTCGCTCGTTCCTGTGCCTGGCGTGGCAGAAAAATCAATACCTTTTCCTGATGTGCCAATAATTAAGTTTTCTGTACTTAATGTAAGCTGTGTTGCGCTAATTGCTCGACCTGCGGTTAAATCAGCCACAGCGACTTTTACAGTTGCACCGCTTTGAACAATTGGCAAAACTTCGCTGCCTGCTAATGGGACAGTAGAAGCGGTTAATGCGGAGATTTTTTTGTCAGCCATAATTTGCCTTTAAGTTGTGCTGTCAATAATTAGGCCGTAATTGGCAAGCGCAGTAATTAACGAACTTAAAGCAGCGTTGCCACCTTTTGCGCCAGAAACGGTTGGTTTTGCAATAGGAGATGTTCCCTGAAACGCAACGCCAGTTGATGAGTACTGGATAGGCACTGCACCGCCAGCGGCGCTAAATTTAACTTTTCCTGTACCAAATTTAAAAAATGCAATATCGTTTGCCGAACCAGCAGAAATAATATTATCGTTTGCAACGGTAAGATTGTTCCCGCTAGAAGCATTCACAAAAACAGATACTTTTGGATTTGATTGTAAGTCAGGGTCTAATGCGCCGCCAGTTGCGTTTCTTACGGAAATTTTTACTGTACTTGCGCCTGTATCAGTAAACGACCCTGTTCCAGTTGTGTTGTAAGTTAAACGGTGAAATTCATTTTGAGTTCCGGCATTTGTAATCTCGTTAAATAGCCCACCTATTACAAGGTTGCCAACGCCTGTGTTTTCAAAATTACACTCTAAATCAGAAAGGGTGTTAATAAATGTGTTGTAACTACCTTTAACAAATAAATCCAACGAAATATTAAATTCGCAATCTATGTTAACAAACGTATTATTTGAAGAAGTTGTTTCAATGAACACGCCTCCGGCATTTGACTCGCTAGTGCCACCAATAAATGTATTTTCTATTGCTTCATTTAAAACAATACCGTAACCAGAAACACCTCCAATTACAGGGTTGTGAAAAGTACACGCTGATGTTAATTCGCCGACACCACGCTGTTCCAATGTCATACCAGCTATAGGCACAACACTAAAGGCTGGTTCACCAATAGGTGAGCAACGAACTCGGTATTCATTACATACCGCCCATTTCGTCAGTAATGCAGAATTTGTTACGTTTCTTACGCGGAAATCAAAATAACTATGGTGAACAGCTCTTGTTCTTACGCCGAATGTGGTCGCAGCGTTTCCAATAATTAAAGGGCTTCCTGTTAACTTGACAACATAAATGCCACCGCCTGTAGCACCGCCATCAAAATCTAGCGCAATTCCTGTTCCAGTATGTTTAAAAACAGTACCAGAAGAACAATTCATTTCTAAACGTGAAATTGCCCAATTAGGACTTGTCGTATATGCGTAAGTTCCGGTAGGAAAATTGATAGTTACTGTATCAAAATTAGCTGATGATGCAAGAGCAAAATTACACGCTGCTTGTAAAGCAGCAGTATCATCTGTTACGCCATCACCAACAGCGCCAAAGTCTTTAACCGATACTGTTTGACGCAATTTAGCTTGAACAGTTGTAGTTACTGCACCTGTGCCTGCCGGCGTATATGTAACATTACTTGAGGATAACGGTAAAGTTATTGTACTTATCCCAGAAATATTGTCATAAGTACCGATCAGTACATCGTTGGCGTCTTTAATAGAAAACTTATATATTAAATTTTCTGTCAACCAAATCTCACCGCTAGGCACACGGCCTGATGCGTCAAGAATAATTGGATTGCTGTGGGCTGTAAGACCGCTATTGCTTGTGTACGTTGTTTGCGGTGTTGTTGTTCCAGCAGCGTAAGTGTAAATCTTGCCGCCGGTCAACATCACGCCGTTGTTATCAAAAAATTGTGCGGCAACGCCGCCAACTGGGGAAAGATTGACTGCCATGTCAAGGCTCCAAAAGTATCAAGCCGCCGTCTTCTTGGATTAAATTATCCCCAGACTCGGTAAGAAGGTTGCCTACTGAAGCACCACTATCACGGGTGCCAGAGAATAGGGTCGCAATGCCGCCAAGCCCAATGGCTATGCTGTTACGCAGGGCGACACCGAAACTCATTCTTTATTCACCGGCTTGCAGTACACCGCGCCAGCATCGGACACTTGGATGGCACTGACGCGCCAAGGAGCGCCTGAACCATTAGGCACGGCAAACGGGATGGGCGTATAAGCAGGGATTGGGGTGCTAGCAGTCGTTGCCACCGCGCCTTCACCGACCTCAACGTAAGCAGGTGTGGTAGACCAGACGATGACGCCTTGGGGACCCGCATTCCATGCGCTAGTATTGCCTGCCGTTCCTGTGTATGCCACTGTCGCACCAGGAAAATCAGCTTTTGCCAATGGTTTAAGAAGTTCCATTTTTAATCCTGATAATTTTTAATCAAACAAATATTAAACATACTGGAAACAGAATTGTTAGTCGCCGAACCAATTGCGGTTGCGCCAATGCAGTTCTTTTCTGGGATTGCTGTTGGGTAATTAAACATATACTGCACAACACCGTTGTTAAGCGTTGTAATCGCGCCCACACGAACAATATTATCGTCTGGTGAATGTATAAGCAGTTTACCCGTAATTGCGGTGCTACCGGACGCTTGACCTGCGGTAAGCAGACCTTGCACTAAAAATCCTGTATATCCGGCTGGAATGCAATAGTGACCTGTGGTTCGGTTGTTGTAACCGATTGCGATCATGTCGTACAGCACGGCTGGAACACCTGCTGTGACTGTTCCTGTACCTACGTTAATGTTACCTGCATTTGCACCACCAGAACCTACTGAGGTTACGGTCAACCCGTTAACGTACAAGTAGCTATTGACCGTATTTACCGCAGTTTGACCGTTTAACACGACCGTTTCGGATACTTCAAAATAGTTAGCATTAAGCCCAGTAATCTGCACGGTGCGCGCGCCTGTACCGCTAGGGCTTACGTCTGCCGCATCACTTGAACTGACTTTTAATACCGAAGCAACCGTTGGGTGCGGGACTGTACCGCCGTCTGGCCATACCGATTCTTCTGAAGTATCAACATCAGGGTTGTAGCCAAAAACAGTTACTACTGAATGGCCAGGGATCAAACCTCGCGCAACTTGAAGGCTAAAATCTTCATTTTTACCATAATAACTTTGCGAGGCGTAGATGTTCATGCTAAGAACTTTAATTTATACAGCGTGGATAAATACAACTCTAAAATACCGTCAATCAAATTCTGAAGTGGGGTATCGTCTTTGCTGCATACTTCATACCGACACTTTTCAATTTCTTCGACCTGAGCTTCTAAAAACTCAACCACATTAGTCGTTTTCTTAGCAGATTGTAGCCCGATTGGACCAATTAAACCATGCCTGCCTTGATAAGCTTCAGCAAAAGAATCTGCCAAATCAATGATGTTATCGTAGAACTTTTGCAAAGCTTTATGCTTTGCGTAAGACCGTGTGTTGAGGTGTACGCTATGCGTGACATCACGGGCTAGGAACAGCATACCTACGAATTCTGCGCACTTCATTGTTGTGGCTCCATTGGGGGCATCATTTGATCAGGGGAAGGCATCATTTGCTCTTGGGGCATCGGCTGCATCTCAAAGGCTTCACGCTCTGGCGCACCACCAATCAGATCACCAGTATCCAAAGCAGCAGCAATCGTGCCGTTGACAATATCTTGAATCTGCTCAAAGGTCATACCCGCTTGGACAGCCGAAATGCGCTTGGTTTCAGCATCAAATGCCTTGATCTGAGCTTCATAATCCGCACGTTGCTGCTCTTGAATCTCGACAGATTTGCCAATATTCTGGAGCATACTCATCATTTGCTCCATCTCTTGGTTCATCGCATCCATCTGCATCTTAGCAGCCTGCATCTCAGGCGAATCGTCCCCGCCTTCCATAATATTAGGGTCAATGGTCTTAGCAAAACGCTTGGACATTTCCTCGGCACCAGGCCAATCCATGTTCTTAATGAACAAGTCGCCAGCCACTGCCCACAACTGTGGGTTGCCTTGCAGAAGTTGAGCCATCGCTTCCAATGCTTCCTGACGCTTGGTCATGTAGCTTGGACCGGTCGTCACGCAGACATCGTACTTACCAACACCTAAGTTATAAATCTTTTCAAGCACAATGCCTTGCTGATCCACAATCTTATTGACCGGCATTGGCTGATTAGGGTTTACCTTAATAATGTCTGTCTCGCCATCAATGCCGATAATACGAGCAATACGCTCTGTATCATAAATCTTAGGCACCAAGTCCACGATCTGACGTGTGATATATCTCACAGCGCGGGCAAGGTTATCAACATAGTGGTAAGTACCGACATCAGCCTGACGCTCACGCGCCAAAATAGCCTTACCAGAACGCTCGTTAGAGGTCTGACCGAGACTGGAGTCATATTGCCCTGTCGTGCCCTTAATATCGTCGCTCGCGCCCATTTTGGCTTGAATTAAGCCTGTTTGTGGCAGTGGTGGGGGCGCACGCTGTGGCAGGGGCAATACCGCGCCCGCACCATCGGTCACATCAGGGTTGACTTCAAGATACGGCCAGTTGGTCGTGTTGGCAGTCTTCCACTGCTGCTCGTAGCCCTCAAACTGACCACCGTAGCCGATAAATGGGGCTTTGGGCGCCAAGGCAAGCATCTCAGCTTCTTGGCTAGTCCAGTAGTTATACATCCGCTGCGCATCTTTTGCATTACGCACGATACCAGAGACATAAATACGACCATCAACTTCAAATTCGTTACCGACCACACGCACCACAGGAATGCTTGATCCTGCCCAATCTTGTGACTCAAGAATCTCAAAACCGTTGATTTTGCACCATTTGACTTTTTTGATGTCAACCGTGCGGGTCTTGATTGGCTTCATGCCACGGGCAGCCATCTCTTGGTCTTCAACCGAGCCTTTCATGGCCGACACGTTACCGTAGTACAGGTTTAGTGTTGCCTTTTCATGTTCAATGTAGAAGTACTCAGCAATACGCACCGTGTTCTCACTCACCCACTGCGAGATAGAGGCATCGCCCACACCTTGCGACATCATGGACGAAATAGGCTGCGCATCAGGAAATTGACGCTCGTATTCAGCTTTAGTCAGGTCTTCTGTAATGAAGCACCACTGCGCATCCGACCCACAAGGGTCTTGGATGGTGGGGTCCATGTAAACGGAGAACGAATTACGAATCCGACCGATCTTAATGTCTTGGTTAAAGCTATTGTCGTCGCAGTACTCAGTGAGTAAGCGGATATACCCCTCACCATATGCCACTTGGTTTTCACACGCAGTGTCATAGGCCACATCCGCATCAGAAATGTACTCAATGTGACGCACCAGCCCGTCAAAGATTTCAGCCACTTCAACGTCGGCTTTGTCGTCCACGGGGATCACTTTCCCACTTGGTCGATTTTGGCGCTGATCGTTGGTGACTTGTCTGACGTGCTGGGGGAGTTTGTTGATGGTGAGGCAGGGGCGGGCGTTGATGGTTTGACCTTGCACTGCACCACGGGTGGCGAGTACGTCGGCTGGCCATTGCCATTGGTTGTCTGGGCTGGCAGCGTAGAATCGCAAGTCATCTAGCTCATCCTCTCGGCTCTCAGAATACGCCGATACGGCCATTGTAAAGCGGCTTTTGGCAACCGAGATGATGTCTTTATCTTTCATACCGTTCCTATGACGTCCTTGTCCTTCATTACCAAGAATCCATCAAACTCTTGGTCAATAGTGCCACTATACATGATGTGGTCACCAACCGATACCATTAGTGGTCGGTTTGAGCCTTTCTTGCCTGGGCCAACGGCTACCACCACACCCGTGCGCATATCTTCTTCGGGCATAATAATCAGACCGCTTTGGACAAATGGGTCAGGCTTGACTACGATATTATCGTTGATTGGTCTTAGCATTTCTTTTCACAGAGTGAGCGATTGCAACTGCTTGTTTGACGGGTTTTCCGGCTTTAACTTCAGCTTTGACGTTTTGCCGGAAGGCTTCTTTTGAAGGTGATTTGACTAAAGGCATAGTTATTTCTTCTTAGCCGTTTTAGCAGATTCTTTAAAATCTTTAGCACTTGGCGCGCCTTTTGAGCCAGCCTTGCGCATTTTCTCGCCACTGCCAGCCGCAATCCGAGCCTGTTTGGCGTGGATATTAGCGTAGAGTCCAGGTTTAGTAGCCATAATTAACACTTCCATCGTTTAAGAGAAGCTTTGGCACGTTCGCCATCTTTAGCGTTCGCTGCGACTGCACCCATTCTCGCACAAAAAGACGCCTTGCGCCCTGCATCGGCCTTGGTCTTAGGGTTCGGGGCAGGTGCTTTCAAATTGCTACCTGTCTCACGGTTATACTTTTCCCGCCCTTTGGCGGTCAAGCCAGCGCCCGCTTTGGTGGACAACTTCTCGCCTCGACCAACTGATAATGACACCGATTTCTTAGCCATTACGATCCCATCCATGAGGTGGCCATGCCACTTTGAGCGTAACTTCTTGTTCTAACTGTCGTACTTGCTTCTCTATGCGCCACAGGGAAGGCAAACGTCACACATATCGCATCTGCGGCGTCCGGTGAGGCTAGACCCCTTGCGCGCATATCCTTCTTTGACTCCAAAAAGATCGTACCCTTGGAGTCCGGCTTCATTATAGGCGATATTAAATCAGTTTTCAGTATCCTGTCACTAGGAATCGACGCAGATTTCAACCAATTACGCATTTCGCCCCACATTTCAGCGCGTTTGTTGCCATACATCAGCGGGTTTTTGCTTCTATTGCCAAAATTCACACCCCGAATCTTGTAGCGCTGCTCTTTTAGACGATCCACAACCCCACCGCCCACGCCGCCCTCGTCAATCACCACCATCGCAGGCTGATATTCTTCGATTGTTTCGATTACATGACCCACGACCGTCATCGTGTCATCACCCTTGTAGCGTTTGATGGCAATAATGTCGCGCCCTTGACGGATGGCGATTACCGTTGAGTCCGAACCAAAGCGCGCTGGGTCAACCCCCACGATAATGGGCGCGGAATTGTCTTTGTATTTGGGACGCTTCATCGCGTCATCCACTATAAGTGACGATATGAACTGATCGTCACCCGCTGCTGGAAACGAACCATAGACTTCAACCGCCGCCTGTGAAGAGTCCGCGCCATACTCATCTATGATCTGCTGATATACCTGTTTGTCCGTACCCTCGACCGTGCGCGCGTCCACGATCTTAGTCGTCCAGAAATCACGCTTAGAATTAAAGCACTCGAAGAAGTAGCCAGTATTACGACGAGGGTTAGAGAACGCCAACCAGAAGCGGTTTGGGGTGTTTTCCGTGAAGAATCCAGAGGTCACTGCCCAGATGGCATCGTCAATACCAGACGCTTCATCAAAGATCACCATCACACCGTCGTAGTTGTGGACACCAGCGTATGAGTCTGGGTTCTCTGCCGACCAAAGCCTGCCTTCCACTGACCAGTAGCGCGTACCCTTTTTTAAGTCCCGCTCGACCAACTCCGTGATCCACTTAGCAGGCATGAGTCGAGTGGCTGAGACTTCAAACCAATGGCTGTTCAGAGACATCGCCAACCACTTAGTGATCTCTGCCCAGGTGACCGAGCGTAACTGAGATTCTGAGTTTGCTGAGATGATGGTCGTCGAGCCAATCCGTGTGGATAGC